AAATATAACTTTATGAACGATAAAAAGGAACATTGCCGCTGACATGAAGATGTTCAGGTATATCACCAAGAATTACATGCTCTCTTGGAATCTTAACCTCAACGGCATTTTCTCTGCGTACAATCTTTGGACGCTCTTCATTTTTGTCGGCTCCCATAATGTAGCCAAGGACTCTAAAATTAATTTGAGTCTCGTATCCTCGGGCATCTTCAAGTAGCGAGGATGCGTTGTTATTTAGTGCGTAGTCAGAATCAACAAACACCTCGAAGCGATGATTATCCTTTTCCACAACCGTATAATTAATTGCACCAGTTTTTGTCATAAAAGGCGTGATGATTTCATTAATTTGTTGTTGGTACTCAGCCATAACTGTTAATGTATATGTGACCTCAAGATAAACTGGAATAGGAACTGTGATTGTTTCATACACAACCTTTTTGTTCTTTCGTGGAAAGTTATTCTGTCCTGTACCAATAGTATCTACAAGCAATCTTTTTGAATCAGCATTAGCAAAGTTAGCTGTTTTGTTTTGCTTAATAGTTCTCGCGATGGTCATAGAGCCGCCCTTGGCATCGCTTAAGTTTTGTCCCGCTGCATAATAAGCGCCGCGCTTTGTTAGGTCTTTTGTAATACCTGTGCGCTCTATACTCATGATCGGATAAATTAGCCAACCATTGACATCACGAAGTTCACGATCATGTTTGATCTGATAAGCTCTTTCGGCACCTGCCCAGATAAATGGCACCTTTTTAAATCCTTTGTTTGTAGAACAGAAGATATCAAGATCTTCATCAACAAACTCAAAGATCGCACGATCAATTGTTTCAATAGTTGAGGGCTGAAGCTCTAACTCTTTTAAAGGAGCGAGTTCTGTTCCTCTTGTCTGGCTGAACTCATCTGGATAATCAGGTGGCATCGAATAGTCCCTCTCTTGAATAGTATGCTGTAGCTACGATTTCAAATGTGTGATCAATTTGTCCAAACAATTGTCTTGCCCATTGGGTACTGACAATCTCGTAGTAGTAATCGCCATATAAAACAAAGTCCCCTTCGCGAACATAAAGGTCTTGGTCTTCAATCAATCTTCTTTTGTGGAAGTAAATTGTGATTGTGTTTTGTTTGTCCATACCAGCAACTGTGTCTGCTTTTGTTTCTGTGCTCTGGTAATCTACAAGAGCATAAACACGCACAGGTGGTAAGAATGTTTTTTCTATAGCCTCGCCATAAAGATTGTTGTATTGTGTGATTGAATCGTCAATAGGATAGTAAACAATTTGCTGTCCTATAACGCGCTCAATAAGCTCGTCATTAACCTGCTTAACAAGGTTGCGTTCTTTTTCACCGAGGAACAGAGGGGGCGGTGGCTGGTCTGGCTGTCTCCATTTTTCGTCGTCTGACATTTATTTTCCCCCTTACCCTACGAAAACGCCTGCTGGTATTTTCTGACTGAGATTGTTAACATTGTCACTGATCTCTGAGTCTTTGGCAGCGAGGGCTTGATAAGTCAATTGATCCAACACATCTTTTAATTCTCCTCGGAGACTTGCCTGCTCTTCTCTGCCTTCAGAGATAAGCGCAGGACCATTCAGTGTCACGGATTCACCTGGAATAGGAACTGTGGCGTATTTAGATCGGACCTGCCCAAGTGTCTCTTTTGAAAGCGCGAGGGCAAAGCGACGGATCCATTGCTTTCCAATTGAGTTAATGCTAACGTATGGAATATTGGCAAATGGAATTGTATTCATATTATTAATTCCATTAACTCCAGAAACAGAGCCAGAGGTTTCTGTCCATGCATCTTCAACAATTCTAAAATCAAAATGATAAAATGACGGCGTGACGTTTCCAACAGGCATCGGGAAAAGTCTTAAGTTGTTATTGTCTAACTGAAATGAATAATGTGAGTTTCTTGTATAAATCGCATCTTCAAACTCCATCGCCTGTGCTTTGTTTTGCCACACTGGGATTAACTGAAAGGTTGAGTCATCTGCATATTGACCATAATTAGCCAAGTTACCAACCGTATTCAATCCGCCGTAATAGCCAAAGAATCTCCACATAGCTGCTGGTGTCTTGTAATAAACTTTATCTACAATAACTCTCTTGCCACTTACTAAGCCGTTATAAGGTACTGGGTTGCCTGTAGCTACATCGAGATTGTTATTTGAGGCACTTAAGATAATCGCACCTAAATCATAATCTTGTACATTTTGTATAGTAGCAAAAGAACCAGAATAGTTTCTTGTTGTTCCACCAATTCCAACTTGAGTTGAAACAGCATCGCCATACTTCTGATTTAAAGCAAAGGTAACTTTTGGATACTTTAAGGCGATGTGCGTGCCACTTAAACTTGAAGAGAGTTCTCCTGCTTTTAATTCACCATCGTGGTCAAAGGTGCCTGTAGTCATACCAAGAATATCAGAAAGAATGTTCTTGGATTGGTGCATGTTGACAATATAGGAATATTCTAATACTGCCTCCTCATAAGCAGCGTAAACGCTTCCTGTGGTTAATTCGATATCTAAAATATCTCCACCAAGTTTTTGATATGTATAGTTAATCTGGTCTGATGCTCCTGACAAGAAATCTGTTGATGTGTCATATACACCAATAGGGGTTTGTAAGCTTACATCAGACGCCGAGCCAGAACGCGGTAAGACAATCGCGCTAACTTGGCTGACTGGAGTTAGAGTGGGTATAGCCATTAATTATAAGTCTCCTCTCACTAAATAGTTGACGCCATAAAGAAAACCCCCGCCAATTGCTTGACGAGGGAATTCTTTTATTCTACGAGTTGATTAATCGTATTAAACGAGATCAACAACGATGACGAGTCCGTACATGTCGGGACGAACCATCTTCTTACCGTAGCGAGTCATCACGCCCTTGCGAGGCACGAAGTCTTCGGTTCCGAAGATAGTAGGTGTGACCTGTAATGGCACGTATGGAGCGTAGACGTATCCACTTTCTAAGAAGGATCCACCCTTGCGACCAACGAGGATCACATTACGGGGGAAGTAGGGGTCAACATAGACATCCCACTTCTTGGAAAGTGCGCCAACTCTAACAGCGCCAACGGTACCGCGATCTGCATCAGCAGTCACGGAAGCACGGAATCCAGCGGTGAACTCAAGGACGTTAGCAACTTCAGGTCCGACGACGATGAAGTTAGCTCCGCCACGAAGAGTCTTGCGGTGAATTTGTGCAGACACGTCGTTGATGGTCTCAACGAGAGTCTCGTACCACTCGGAAACAGTACCGGTGAAGTCTGGAGTTGCTGTAGTAGCACCAATCTCCTGACCTGTGAGACGGTTGACAAAGCGACCGGCTGCACGGGACCAGTAATACTTACCTGCGGTAGCACCCTTAACGAGGTCTTCGAGAATCTCACGATCAATCTCAAGAGCAATCTGCTCAGAAAGAATAGAAGTAAGTTCAACCTCTGCATCAAGGTTGTGGTATGCGTTAAGATCTTGTCCTAACTCAGGGGTCCACTTAGCCTTGAGCTTCTTGGTGATAGCTGTGATAGACACAGAATCAACCTTGATGTCAATCTCTGGAATAACACCGGCAGTTGCGCCAACAGCGTTGGAAGCCTGCTCTGCACCCCAGAGATCATCACCGAGGACGGAGCCAATAGCACCACCAGCGATGAAGTCATCCTTGAGTGGGAACTCAAACTTAACTGGTGCATCTGTAAAGGATGCCGACAATTGTGAAAGAGTTCTGGTATCAGAAGCGATGACGATCAAAAGATTGTCTTTAGCATCTCCTCCGGCGTAGACTCCCTTGTTCGCAGCAGAACCGGAATAAGCGGTTAAGCGACGGACTTGAAGTCCCTCAGAGCCAGTAATAGCAACACCACTGAAGTCAAGCGCCTGGATAGCAACCAAATCATCTTGGTTAAGTCCTGTTGGAACAGCGATAGTACCAACAAACAATTTAGTTGAACCAGAAACAAGCTCAGGATCGTACTTTACGAGACGATCAAGAAGCCCACGCTCTGCAACACCTTCATTCCCAGGGGCGATGCGCTCGGTGGCAGCACCTCCGAATGTACCAGAAATAACGGGCTGAAGTGCCACGGTCACCGAACCAGTTGGGGAAGAGTAACCATTGTTCAATGCATAGAAAGAATCCTCTGCATTGTCGCCGGAAAGACTAATACCACCAGTGATCTCGGAAGCAACCTTGCCACCACCATAGAGAGAATCACCTGATTCATATCCAAGTCTTCTACCGGTATCGTTAGAAACGGTAAAGTCAAGGAAGAAAATGAGCCCACTAGGGAGACTCATTGGTTGAACGGAAACGAGATCGTTTGCGATCAATCCGCCGAATACACGACGGACAATTGGAAATGCAACTGCTGCAAATCCTTCGACATCGCCAGATGCCATTGCGGAAGTTTCACGAAGAAGCTCCCTAGCTTGGTTCTCTAAAAGACGAGCCATGCTGTTACGAGTGCGGTCATTGCCGAGTCCTTCAAGAAGTCCTGTCTTTTCCCACTTAGTGAGAAGAGCAGCACCTTCTTGTGAAAGGTCACGGTTGACAATGCCCTCGGTTAATTTATCAAGAACGGACATTATTTATTTTCTCCTTTTATGCCTGCTAAAGCCCTCATCCTATTAAAGTGTGGATTTTGGGCGTTGGTCTCCCTACGACGAGGGAGGGTTGACGATGGTCTTTCAACTGCTTCGCGGAGTGATTGTGGAGTAGAGGATTTTGTCTTCTCTCCCACTGCGCTTTGAAGGGTATCATAAATTACCTTCGCCTCTTCAACAGAATCGGCATTTGAAATAGACTCGACAATTCTTGTTTTTTGTCGCTCATTCAAGGAGGTGCTATTTAACACCCGATTCGTGTATAGTAAACGAGCGTTTGAAAGATTGACTTCTTCCAATCGCCCCTTAAG